CCAAGTGCTGAGCTTCATTGACGGCGTGGTTAAGCTAAGTGCTGGCACTAGTAACGGGGAAAACCCACAAAACCAAAAAAAGGAGAAGCCAATGGAAAAGGTAAAGTTGAGCGCGGAGGCGCTCGTAGCATTGGGCATTAACGACGAGGCGGATACCGCAGCCATAAGCGCGGCTGTAGTGGCGTTAAAAGCCAAGCTGGATGGTGCGGTTTCCGAGAACACCACGCTAAAGGCGTCGGCGGAGGAGGCACGAAAGAAAGGCGCGGAGGAGATGGTGTCGCTGGCCATTACGCAGGGTAAGATCACGGCAGACAAAAAGGAGGTGTTCGTTAAGCTGGCGCTTGCCGACTTTGACACCACCAAGGCAACGCTGGAAGCCATCCCTGCCAAGCAGTCGCTATCGGCGATGGTACAGGCGGGACCGAAAGGCCAAGCCGAAGGGAGGGAAAACTGGACGTACCTGAAGTGGGCAAAGGAAGACCCCAAAGGGCTTGCGGAGCTAAAGGTTAACGACCCAACCGCCTTTGCTGAGTTACAGAAGAAACGATAAAAACAGGTAACCTATGGCAATTGAAAAGCAGATTTGGATTGACATGATCATGGAGGGGTACTACCCCGACGGCTCATTTTTGAAACGCTCAGTGGATATGACCGAGAACGTGGAGCACAACAAGATCAACCTTGCCGAGGCTGGCGTTGATACGGATGTGCTCATCGACAACAACACCTTCCCAGTGCCGATTGTGGAGCGTACGGATTTGCCCATCGAGCTACCGCTGCACTCCTTTGACACCAAGAACACGGTGGTACGCAACATAGAGGAGAAGGAGACCAGCTACAACAAGATGGACAGCGTGGTTCGCAGCCACCGCAACGCGCTGCGCAAGAAGACCTCGACCTTTGCAGCCCACTCGTGGGCACCTCAGAGCAACGGCGTTTGGACTCCGGTAATGGGCAGCACAGGGGCGCTTAACCCCAGCGGCGTAAAGAGGGTATCCTTTGAGGACTTTCTTCAGATGGAGGCCAAGTTCCGCGGACTTGATGCGGACATGGGATCGCTGGTTGCGGTGCTTAACCCCATCCACCTCGCCGACCTAATGGCGGAGGATATGAAGCTGTACAAGGAGGTGCTTACATCGGGTAAGCTGTTCAGTTTCTCGCTCTTCAACTTCAGCCAGCTACCCTACTTCGACACCACCACTGGAGCTAAGAAGGCCTTTGGATCGGCATCTGGAGCAACCGACACCATGTGCTCGCTGTTCTACTCCGACCTTGAGGTAATGCGCGCTGAAGGTGACGTGGATGTGTTTACCCGCTACAAAGACCCAGAGGCACGCGGCGACATTGTTGGATTCCAGCAGCGCTTTACCGCGCTCCCCATCCGTAAGAAGCTGCAGGGAGCCCTTTACTCCGGCAAGTAGCATGGGCTTGGAGTGGATCACCACCATTGTGAACGTACTAATCCTTGGCTCCTCGCTCCTCTACATCCGTAGGGAGCGAAGGGCTGGGGTAAGGGTAAAGGAGGAGGAGGCCGAAAAGGCTGAAATATCGAACGCCGATGCGATGGTGGACTTGGTGAAGAAGGCGAACGAAATGGTTATTAACACGCTAAAACAGGAAAATGAGAAGTTTAGAAAGAGCATTGCGAAGCTGGAGCGGGCTATTAACAATATTAGCCGTTGCCCTTATAGGGATAGCTGCCCTGTCCTTGACGGGATGCAGGGCCACGAAGCCCCAGCAGGAAAAGGTGTACGTAACGAAGACGGACAGCGTGCTGGTGAGGGAGACCCTTCGCGACACGGTTGTGCGAATTAGGGCGGACAGCGCGAGCCTGAGAGCGCTACTGGAGTGCGATAGTTTGGGGCGCGTAAGGGTGCGCGAGCTGCTGAGCCTTAAGGCCAGCGGACGCATACCGCCACCAACGCTAAGCATCAAGGATAACGTCATACACGTGCAGGCCAAGGTGGACTCAATGAGCATTTACCTATCCATGAAGGATCGAGTCGAAAGCCGAGTCAGAAACGACACCAGCAACAGCAGCAAGGTGACACCCGTTTACGTGCAGCGACCGTGGCAGAAGTTTCTCTGCTGGAGCGGAGCCCTATGCTGGCTGATGCTGCTGGGATGGGCAGGATTCAGAGCTTACAAACGTTTTAACCCGTACTTAAAGAGCATTTAACTATGGCAGAAGTAGAAGAAAATACTACCCTAAATAGCGCTGAGGGAGCTGCTAATGCGCAGGCAGGCGGCGCTGAAGGTGCTACCGATACGCCTCAAGAAGAACAAGGCCCACAAGGTGGCGAAGCCGCAGCCGCTGGCTCAGAAGGCATAGGCGAAGAGCCGCAGGGCAAGCCTGCGAAGCCATCCGTTAAGAATGGCAAAAATGCAAAGGATTTGTCGGGCAACAAGCCAGAGCAGCCTGCGAGTGAGGATAAGGCGCTTAACGAGCTGGTAAAGGCCTACTCCAAGCTTTACCCCAAGAACAGGATGTTCCACGTTACCGCTGACCGTATGGTGTTCCTTGAGAACGACCTAAACGCGGCACAGTTTCACCAGCGAACGCTACCCGATGGGCAGGTGCAGACGCTAAAAAGAGCAGACTAATGGGGCTACCAAACGTACATATAACGCTGGCCAACGGAGCGCTTGGCCGCGTTGCTGGCAGCTCCGACGGGGTTGCCGGGCTGCTCGTCACGGGAACTGGTGTTGGTGGCAAGCTGGAGCTCAACAAGGTCTACCTGCTCTCCGACCCGCGCGCGCTGGAGAGCCTCGGGATAACCAAGGAAAACAACCCGCTAGCCTACAAGGAGGTTATTGCCTTCTACGCGCAGGCTGGAGATGGGGCTGAGCTCTACCTGCTGGTAGTCTCCGCCGCCACCACGCTGGCGCAGCTGTGCGCCGTTGAAGCGGCCTCGCCGCTTCGTAAGCTCATCGACTACGGGCGCGGCCGCATTCGCCTGGTTGGGATCAACCGTCTTGCTCCAGAGGGCTACGTGCCCGTAACGGCGGCAACGGGCATTGATGCCGACGTGGTGGCCGCCATTACCGCCGCCGAATCCGTAGCCAAGAGCTACCGCGAGAAGGTGATGCCGTTTAGGGTGCTGCTCCCTGGATACGCATGGGCTGGCAGCCTTGACAAACTGTTTAAGCCTCGAGAGGGCTCCTACAACAGCTGCGGCGTGGTGCTTTGCGCGGATGCCAAGCTGGGAGCGGTGGCCTCTCCGGCGGTGGCGCAGGTGCTCGGCAGGGCTGCCTCCATTCCTGTATACCGCAGCATTGCTAGGGTAAAGGATGGGGCTATCGCCCAGGAGGGATGGCTGGCCGACGGAAATGCGGTGGAGTACCACGCGGCAGCTCTCGATGCGCTAAACGATGCGGGCTACATCATCTACCGCAGCTTTGTGGGTAAAAACGGCTACTACCTGAACGACGACCCAACAGCGGCACCGCTGTCCGACGACTACAGCAGCCTGAACCTTGGGCGTGTGATAGACAAGGCGATTGCCATTGCCTACACCACCTACATCGACGAGGTGATGGATAGCGTGGAGGTGGACGAGGAGGGTAAGCTGCCAAGGCCGATATGCACCTACTTCGAGGGGATTATCACGGACGCGGTATCCCTTCAGATGCAGGGCGAGATTAGCGGCTTTACCGCCAGCATAGACCCGAACCAGAACATTCTTTCGGCTGGGGTGCTAACGGCAAAGTGCAGGATTAGGCCAAAGGGCATGCTGAAGGACATTAACGTTTCACTCGGGTTTACGAACCCGGCAACCAGCAGGTAAAAATGGACGGGATAAAGATTAACGGTCAGGAGTACGCGTGGGGTGATCTCTCCTTTGTAGCCCTCGGGCGAACGCTAGGAGGCGCCATTGCCGTAGACTACAAGGCCAAGAAGGAGAAGAAGGCGCTGCACGCTTCGGGGAGAGACCCCCGCGCCATTCAGCACGGCAAGCGCGAGTACGAGGGTACGCTAACGGTGTTGCAGTCGGAGCTGATCGCCCTGAACCGCGCGGCTAGGCAAAAGGGGTATAAGGATGCCCTGGACATCGAGTTCGACCTGATCATGGCCTACCTTGCTCCCAATGGGGTTATCACCACCGACAAGGTGGTGAAGCTGTCCATAACCGAGCTCCCCAGCGGGATGAAGGAGGGCGACATGAACTCGGAGCATGCGCTGCCATTCGTGGCGCTGGACATTAAGTACGACGTAGGTAACTAATAACTTTTTTGTAAGATGGGATACACCGCAACACCTGAGCAAATTGCCCAGTGGAAAAAGGATCACGAGGAGATTTTTATGGCGGAGGTGGACGGCCACCGCTGCTACCTTAAAAAGCCGAGCCGCAAAACGCTATCGGCTGCCGCCGTGGTTGGCGCAAAAGACCCGCTGAAGTACAACGAGATTGTGCTCAAGAACTGCTGGCTTGGTGGCGACGAGGAGATACAGACCGACGACAGGCTGTTCCTGGGCATCAGCGGCCAGCTGGGCGAAATCATTGAGGTAGCGGAGGCCTCCATAAAAAAGCTCTAGCCTCTGCCGGATTGAAGGAAAGAAGCGGGCTATTTGAGGCAAACGCCCTCATCCGCTTCTTTTTTCATACCGACCCCGACGAGCTGGACGATCCGCAGTGGGAAGCGCAGCTC